ATTACGAAACACCTTATTCGCCCGGCTACACGGTTAGAAAACAGCGCAGACCTATACCGCTTGAATTAACGGGTTTTTTGCGGCGTAATTTTTTAACCGAGCCAATACTCGAACAAGGTTTAAGTGCGGCGTTAATGTTAAACGACCGCGAATATTTAAAGGCGCAGGGCTTACAATTCGGAAAAGAGGTTAACCCTCGTTACGATTCATTTAGGGGTTATGGAATTATATTTAAACCTACTGAAGAAGAGGAAGCCGAATTTCTTAAATATCACGAACAACTAATTGCTGAAGCAATCAACAAACAACTGGGAGCATGATTTTAAAAACGATTATAGACCGTTTAAACCAACGAATTGAGGTAAGCAATATATTCGACCGCATATATGGTTTATGCGAGCTTACAGGCGATAAGGGATGGATTTACTACATAGGCGACGGGCAAGCAATACCCGTAACGGATTACGATTCTAAACAGGGTTCGTTATTTTGGGCGAAGCGCGGCAAGGTAAACATATCGAAAATCGATAGCCTAAAGGTTAGCGGATGCAAGCAAATGTATTCGACGAAATTTAACCTTTCGGCTTACGCGATAGTTCGCAAATCGCACCTACCATGCGACGGCGAAGATGCAGGCGACTGGGTAGCGTCGCGGGTTTATAAGTTAGTAAGCGGGCGGGATTATGGATTTAAAGAGGTAATCGATGTTGTTAGCTACGAGGTAATCCCGAACGGATACACGGTGGGCGATAAAACTTTACCGCCTAATTTAGAGTTCGCCACGGTTGTAATCGATTTAGAGGTTGAAATCGTTAGCGGCTCTGAAGATACGTGCTATGATATTTGCAACACTGGCGATATACCTTTGCCGCCCGACTTTTTACCATGTACCCCGTGTTTAACCGAGGTCGCTGTTGACGGGGTTACAATTATTGGGAACGGTACACCAGCCGAACCGTTGGTAGCTGTTGGGGGTGGGGGTGGCACACCTTTAAGAACGCAAGACGAAGGTGTAAACGTAAGCACCAACACCACTACATTGAATTTCACAGGCGCAGGCGTAACGGCTTCGTTAACATCGCCGGGCGTTGTTCAGGTAAACATCCCAAGCGGCGGCGGTGGCGGGGGTGTAACAGCCGTAACGGGTAGCGCACCAATAGCCTCGAGCGGTGGGGCAACGCCTGATATTTCAATAAGCCAAGCCACAAGCGTAAGCGATGGATATTTAAGCGCAACCGATTTTAATACGTTCGACGGTAAGCAAGACGCTCTCACGGCTGGCACAGGCATCGACCTAACTGGCAACATAGTAACCAATACAGCACCCGACCAAATCGTAAGCCTTACGGCAGGCACAGGCATAGCGGTGAGTGGTACATATCCAAGCTTCACCATTGACAATACGCAAGACCTCAGCGGCTATGTCCCATACACAGGAGCTACTCAGGACGTTGACCTCGGCACGCATAAGATTTCAGTCGATGCCGTTGAGTTTAGTCTTACGCCTACCAACTCGCCAGCAGCTGGGCAGATTGCATACGTTGGCAACACAGGGGCGCTTGCGTACAATATGAACGGCTCGGCTGTTACAAGCCAAATCGGGCAAACGATGCACGCCTTTGTGCATAATGCTGACAGCGTAACGATAACCAAAGGGCAGGCGGTTTACCTATTCGGAGCATCAGGCAATAAGGCATCGGTTAAACTTGCGAATAATACAGGCGATGCCACAAGCGCAAAGACTTTCGGGCTGGCGGCTGAAAATATTACAAGCGGTCAAAACGGATTTATAACGGTGCAAGGTGTACTCGATGGGTTGAATACAGGAGCATACACGGCAGGCGATACGCTTTACCTTGGTGCAACGGCTGGCAGTTTGACAAACGTAAAGCCATACGCCCCGAATCACTTGGTGTATATCGGAGTAGTTGAGAAAGCGAACAACGGCAACGGTCAAATTTATGTGCGCGTGCAGAACGGCTATGAACTTGACGAGATTCATGATGTGGATTTAATCACTACGCCGCCTGTAAATAATGATTTGTTAGTTTATACTACTGGGGTAAACAATCTTTGGAAAAATAAAAGCCTCGGTACAATCTTAGGCGGTACGACAGCCGATTACGTGCGCGGAGATGGCTCAGTTGCGACCTTTCCACCGATACCAACAGGCACGGTTACATCGGTAAGCGCAACCGTACCAAGCCCTGCAAGCCCAGCACTATCGGTAGCGGTTAGCAACCCTACCACTACTCCAGCGATTGCGATTACTGCCAACGGCACAACCTCGCAGTATGTCAGGGGCGATGGTAGTTTGGCAACATTCCCGACTATCCCTGCAATTACGATTTATAAAAACACCACAGACCAAGCGGCGGTAACAGGAACGACCGCTAATACGAAAGTAGTTTCGGTGCTTATCCCTGCTAATACTATAACGGTGGGTAATATCATAGAGATTAAAGCACGAGCAGGGAAGACGGGAGGGGCTGGTATAACTACCCTTCGCGTTTATGTCAATACCGCCGATTCAATTGTAACCCCTGCACCAACATTGCTAACCACTACGGCATTGGCATCAATCGCTCAAAACTACATTGGTATCGATAGAAGTGCAATTGTTAAGACCGCAACAAATACACAAACGGCGGCAGCTACTGTAACAATACCTTCGGATGCGGCGGCTGGTACGGCTGCATTAACCAACTCCAATGTCGATTGGACACAGAACCAATATATCATCTTTGCCTTGCAAAATGGGGCAGCAGGAGATTCGACTGTACTTTCATACTATCAAATTGAAATCAAATGAGCAACGTAAACATAACAGCCACAAACATCGAATTTACCTCAACTGGCACGCCGTGGCTAACCCTAACCGAGCCGCGCTGGGAAGCGGTCGATGAATATTCCTTTCACGTATCGACTAAGCAGGGCGTGTATTTAATTTCGGTAACTGAGCATAAGATTAATGCGCAAGTATTTAAGACTTCAGAAGATGCTTTAGGGTATTTAAATTCTTTGTAAATTTGTAAAAATCTACAACTATGGCAGGCGTTAAAGTAACCGATTTAACCACGTTAGGAACGGCAGATGCAACCGATGTATTCTACATTGTTGATACATCGGCAAACCAATCGAAAAAGATTGAAGTGCAGAACATCTATGATGGTTTGCCGCAGTTTGCGAGCGGAACATATACACCAACGATAAGCGGCGAAAATAATTGCATAGTAGCACCATTACGCGCTCATTACAGCCGTGTTAATAATATAGTTACTGCCACGATTAACTTCGATTTTGAATTGACTGGCGGCAACGTAGTAGGCTCGTTTAATTTATCCCCACCAGTAGGCTCAACTTTCGCAAGTCCTCGCGATGCTTTTGGGGTATTAACGCCGATGACTACACAAGTAGCAAAGGTTGAATTGTATGAGATTGTAGCCGATACAACATTTTACCAAATAAGCATCTTAATTCAATCTCCTAATATCGATGATGTAATTCAATCGGTGGTTGTTCAGATTCAATACTTAGTTGTTTAATGCGCTCCACCTCGCTTCTCGGTCTAAATCTGATTAAGAAGTGGGAAGGCTTGCGGCTTAGCTCCTACCTTTGCCCTGCTGGTGTGCCGACCATTGGCTACGGCTCAACCCGATACCCAAACGGCAAAAAGGTAATGCTTGGCGAAAAGCTCACAGGCGAAAAGGAAGCAACGCAATTGTTACTCGCAACCCTTGAGCCGTATGAAGCGGCTGTCAATAAGCACCTACCTAACCTCAACCAATGCCAGTTCGATGCGCTTGTGGCATTCAGCTACAACGTGGGAACTGGTGCTTTGATTAAATCTACATTGCTTAAAAAGGCAAAGGTGAACCCAAACGATCCCAGCATCTTGGATGAGTTCCTAAAGTGGAACAAGGCAGGGGGCAAAGTCTTGACAGGGCTAACCAATCGCAGGCGCGAAGAGGCAAATTTGTATTTCTCACTTTGTAATTTCTGAGGCTATCTTGCCCCAACACCGCTAAGGCTTTGGCGTATATTTAACCATGCCAAAAAGAATTACCAAACCGAGGCGAGTTGTGGATGTAATCGTCAAGCACTGGCGAAGCACCATAGGCTCGCTGATGATTTTGGTATCCATCTTTTTGCTAATCTTCAAAGTGATAACAGCCGAAACATTAACAGCCATCATTGCAGCACTAATAGCCGCAGGATACATCCCAAAAGCCAAGAGCGATGCAACAGATTCGTAGAGATACCGTCAAAATAGCAAGGCATAACAAGCTCAACATCGATACGATGAGCTGGCACGCGCCTCAAGCCGATACATCCTTTGCACAGGCAAACCGTGAATCATTCGAGTACGTCATGGCACAACCTCGCAAGGAGATTGTCCTGACTGCATTCGATACAATTCAGCCGTGTGATGTATCTTTGTTGGCCGCTCCTACGTACTATGCCTTCAAAAGTCAGCCCGTAAGAAATGCGGCAGAAATTGAAACGCCTATGGATTACGACATACTCTTTAATGGCATTGTGTTTAGCTTTACCTTGTGGATGAGCGCAAAATATATCTTGTCTTGCGGTCCTGCATGGCGTGCTCTCATAAGTGAATTGCGCGAAGTTTAGCGTATCTTTGCCGTATGGCAAGCCTGCACATTCTTGAGTCATCCATTGACCTCTTCTATGTGATCACCGATACGGACGGCAGGATTGTCACCTCCAATGATTTATTCAAGGAGTACAGCAGCCACATCAAGCCTTCCAACATTCTCGACATTGCGGCACAAGATAGTGACCGCGATGACCTGGTCAATGCAATTCACAAGGCCAAGAAGCACAGCCCCGATCCGGTGCGTGCTTACGCCAAGACCAAGCAAAAGATGGCATCGGAGCGGTACAACATGTGGAATGTGTATTCAATTGTGGATATGCTGCACTTCATCGGCATTCAGTTGGTGGATGTCACATCCATTAGCAGCCATGAATATGAACGGCAGAAGATACTGCTGGAAGAGTTCCGCTTCACCTTATCGCATGAACTACGCCAGCCACTGACTTCAATCGGTGGCTTGGTGAAGATGCTCAATGAGCATACCTGGGCAACGGATCAGGAGCGTGAAGGGATATTAAGAATGCTTGGCAATAGCGTGGATAAACTCGATGATGTGATCAAGCTGTTAGTCAAGAAAGCAACCAGGCAAATATGAGCAACCTACCGGCTACCGATTGCGAATGCGATGAGCGACTTGTCAAAGTGCTCGCCGTTTACATCACTGAGAAGGCTATGCCGATAAAGGTTGCAGGAGATATACTGCTAAATGAGCTTAGAGATAAAAGCACATACATTAAACGACTTAATGAACTAATCCAATGCAGCAAAACAATATCACCGTCCTAACCTTAACAATGCTATGCTGCTTTCTTGTGCTGATGCTAATCAAGACATGCGGATCATTGGCAGCACTGGAAGGCCAGTATCAATATGCAGACTCATTGAATACTGAATTTACATCTCGCAGAATGATTGACAGCAGCACCATCCACAGCCAAGCCGTGCAGCTTGCAGCGGCTGGCACTAAGCTGCGTGCCCTGGAACTTCGAGAGCCTGAAGTGGTGGTGAAGTACCAGACTCGCACCAAGGTTGTCACGCAAGTAGAACTTGGCGAGACCGTGTACATCGACAGCTTTCCGCACTTGCGCCTGCCGAGGTCCTTTAGCAGAGAAGGGAAATGGCTTCAGATAGGTGGCTCAATAAACCGCTTAGGAAGGCTTCAAATCGATTCGATTATCATTCCGGTATCTTATACCGTTGCAATTGGAGATACGCTCCGTAAGGGCTTCTTATGGCGTAAGCGTAACAAGGTTGTTCGCCTTGGTATTGACAACCCTTATGTAAGCGTGACAGGCATGAGCAACGTGATCGTTGCGGACCGCCCGAAAAAGTGGTATGAGACACAGCTTGCCGGGGCCGTGTTGGGTGGGCTTGTCGGCTTCGGTTTGGGCAGGGCGCAAAATTAGGCGCGTTGATTTTCAGCAGTTTGTAAAATATTTTTGATTAGGTATTGCTTTATTCAAAAATGTTCGTACATTTGCTGCATACAAAAACACAAAAACATGAACACACCCGAACTATCAACAGCGACAACCTTCCAAAATTGGAAGGGCACTGAATTCTTTCACTACAACCACCTAACCGGCACAATGGTGATGGTTGTCAATGACGGCTGCATCAAAGGCCTTTACACTCGATGCGACAGCCAAGCAGCTAACCTTGCACGCCAGTACCACCGCTCTATGGAGTATGGCACACCACCTGAGAAGCGTATCTATGATCCTTGCTCAATTGAGGACTTTCACAATCAATTTGCATTCGTTACCGAATATCTTCATCAACAATCAACTCAAGCACTTTTAACCTCTATTTAATATGAAAGCACCAGTAAACTCAGGTGGAAGTCAAACCCGCCAAATCGCTCCCGAAGGAGCTCACGTAGCACGCTGCTACCAAATCATTGACAAAGGCACTACATTCGATGAGAAGTGGGGCAACAAGAAACGCAAGGTTCAATTCCTATTCGAGCTTCCGCTTGAGACCGCAGTCTTCAGCGAGGACAAAGGAGAACAGCCTTTTTACGTGAAGACAGTATTCAACCTCACAATGGGCGAAAAGGCATCCCTTCGCAAGTTCATTGAGTCATGGGTTGGCAAGAAGATGACAGATGCACAGGCCGCTGACTTCGACATCACAAAGCTACTTGGCCATCCAGGTATGGTCAACATCGCACACAATGGCAAGGATGATCGCGTGTATGCCAACATCATGAGCATCTCTCCGCTTCCGAAAGGCATGGCTTGCCCTCCTGCGATTAATGAGTTGCTTGCCTATGACACCACAGAGCACAGCGATGCAGTATTCAACAAGCTGCCTGAGTTCCTTCAGGAAGACATCCGCAAAAGCGATGAGTGGATTGCACGCACAAGTGCCAAGGCTGCTGTTCCTGCACCAACATGGCAAGCGACAACAACATCAGCAGACGAGCCCGATCTTGACAGCTTATTCGCTAACGATTCAACAGGATTGCCATTCTAAAACAACAAAGCCCGAGGACACACATGAAACCTCGGGCTTAACTTACTATCAACAAAACTCATGAACAGCATCGCAAAGATAACAATTCCAATCGAGAAATTGTATCAGACAATAAATTCTGCTGAGGTCTTGTCAGCCCAACAACTCATCGAGCGCAACAGCTATGAAGGTGAGGCTTATCCAATCGAAAACGTCATGCACTACACCGCCGCATCCAATGCAATCGCGGAAGTGAACAAGGCCATCAAAGCAATCCAAGATGCTCGCAAGATGGTGACCGGTCCGCTGGATGCCTACAAGAAAGAACTCATGCGCATCGAGAGTGATGCAACCATGCCATTGCAAAGCTTCATCGCATCCACCAAGAACGCAATGCTCAAGTACACGCAGGAATGCGAGA